CCTGCAAACACGGCAAACATTTCTGTCATGCATCTTGCAACGGAACAGAGTTTTCTACCTACAGTCGTTGACAGAACAGTTACAAATGCAAAGATCTCTCTGAGTAATTCCAATGCAAATACAGCACCAACAAAAAATACAAATTTCAGTGCATCTACTTTGACAATAAACTCAGCAGGAACAGGGAAGACTTATACAGTAGATGACCTTCTAGTGTATCTGAATGGAGTATGTTTAACTCCAACAACTGACTACACAGTTTCAGGAACGACATTAACCTTGGTTGATAATGGTGGATCTGCTCTTGCAGCTCCTTCAGGGTCTACCATAGTTGTAAGATACTTACCTAAATAGTTAGACTATGGCAACGAACACACGAAAACTAGCTGCGTTACTTGGATCAAGTGGTGCAAACATTACTGATGCAGGAACTATCAATACTGCCGGTATAACCAATGATGCTATCAATGCAGATAAAATTGTAGCCAATGCAGTTGGAACTTCAGAGGTTGATAACAATGTTCTGACCGCAGCTGACCTTGCAGCTAACTCAGTTGGTGAATCTGAACTTTCTGTAGACTATACTGCACAATCTGTACCTCATATCGTTCCTGGCATTCTGCAACCAGCTGTTGCTGGAAAACTTCTGAATGGTGCTAATCATTCTGGTGCATACGGAACTCCACAAACCCAATCTGGTGGTGATGGTCACAGTTACTACTATACCGATATCAAAGGAAGCAAACCCATCAAAGACCCACGAATCGGCGGGCATTTTGGGAGTCAGAGGCATCAGTTTAGGAGTATTCAGTTATTAAAGCAGGAAACTGCAACACAAGGAGCAGATACATATAGTGTTGATGGTAGGGAATGGATAAGAATGTCAGGTACAGCAGCCACAGATATTGAAATAAAATATCATGGTTCTGGTAATATGATTAAATTAGGTAATGCAACTGATTTTATTGAAATTACAGGATACTTTAATGATATAAACATAAGACTTGAGACTCATCCAAATTATGATGGTTGGACAAAACAACTTAATGGTGGGTCAGCATCTGCTGGTCAATCAGCAGTAACAGCAGATTCTCCCTTAACTAATAGATATGTTGATTCTGGAAGTGTATTAAATGTGGGAGTAGGGGCTACATTAGGTATCAATACTGTCCGTATTAATTCACATAACGACAATATTTATGTATTTGGCATCGAGCTAATCGCCCAAGACACTACATCAACCGCAAACCGATCAAAGATACAGATCCCTAGTCAGAATGTGGTTTCTTTTGGGAAAAAGTTTTCTGTAAGTGGGACTCCGCATTACGATCCTTTTACCACAATGTCCTATGGTGGTTCTGGTACTACCTTATCTGCATTACAGTCACTTATTGATACAGATACTTCACTAGGTATGGATGCTTGGAAAGCAGGGACTTCTAATTATCACAGACCTTGGAATGGTGGCAGAGTTATCAAATGGGTTGATAGTTCTGGGACAATAAAAACTTCAGTAAATATGATGCCACCTAATGCACAAAACATAGGTACTACGGCGTCAAATCCTGTTTCAGATGCTCACGTTATTGCTGGCACAAATGATGACACTATTAATTTTAATACAAGTGCAGTAGACCACGCACAATCAGAATTAGCCAAGACTTTTTATTACAGAGAGTTTGGAAATGGTGCGGCTAATGAAGGGACAACCACAAGTGGGTCAAAACAAGATTTCAGCATGCTTAATTTTAAGGATGATGTAGCTTACGTAATGGACGATGGATTAACAGGTATGTCTGGTAAAGAAGTTACAGGGGAAGCTATAAGGTTGGAAATCGGTGATTCAAATAATGAAGCTGTTTACTTGACGTTTATAGGAACAGGAATTTCCTACACAGGTGGTCATACTGGTGATCCCGGCCCATTTAGTGTGGCAAAAAATCTTCCTTATGGAACCCACATATTAAAAATCAACAGACTTACTTCATCCTCAGATACAGGACAGTTATTTATTGATGGTGTTAATATTTGGGATCAACCTAGTGGTAGATATGGCATGCGTTACCCCTTTGAATTTTCCTTTTACCAGCCCAAACGCCCACCAATCCCTGAAGATTGTGTAGTACTAGCAGACTATATGCTAATGGCAGATTTTGTTGTTCAGTCAGTAGGTACTGTAGGACATATTTCTAAAGGTGTGCGTTCAGTTAGTTCTTCAAGAGATTTTTTCTTTGATGGTGTATCGTTATCGTCTAATCTTGCAGTATCCCAATCAGTAGGAAATGTATCGTATGGGTATAGAGCAACATCACCTAATCTAAGTGCTAGTGATGATACTGCAACTTATAGATTACCTTATTTTGGTACAGACTTTGTAGTACAGCATTATGCTAATCGTACTGGTACTTTAACAGAAAATTTAAATTCTGATGCAGGAACAGCTACAGCAATCAGTACTTCAGCATTTGAAGGACACACTAAGCATATAGGTAACACATTAGCATTAAATGAAATAAAGAATCATCATGCCTATGGAGTTAATGATGCTGAATTGTGGACACAGGGTTGTCAAATAGCCACCCCAATCCATACTTCCCACCATTATCAAACCTTTGAAACTCCATTTCTTAATGAGTTAGTTGGTGGTGACAGGAATATGGAACAGACTAATTTAGTTTGTAGTCCAGATGGTAAGACTTGGGATGAGGTTACTAGGGATACGAGTTATATTGGAAACTTAAAGGTTTGCGTCACTTCTGATGATGATGTTCAATGGAACTCTTATGTTATTCTTGATGAATGGAGAGGAAGACATGAAGCTAGGGATTGGTTTAATAAAGACTTTGCTATTGCTTACGACAGATTGATTTGTTTGAGAGATGGGTGTTATGAATTATGGGCACAGTCATACGCTAATAGTAATGGTGCGGCTCTTTCGTGGTATGTAAGTGGTAGCTCTGTAATACTTTCAAATTCTGATGCTTCAAATCACATAGAGGGGAACGGCACTGTTTATATAAAACGTGGTGATGAAATTCGATTAAGAGGTGAATTTGGGATTGATTCTCTCTCTTATAACATGGCGACGATAACTAGAGTTTAAAAATGTTCATAGCAATCAAAGACACAAAAGTAATTGCTATTCACGAAACAGAGTGGCAATGCAGAAGGAGGGTTAAAGATCTATCAAAACCTGACTACTGGACTTGGCTAGAATCAGTAACTACTGAAGACGAAAACGGAACTGAGTCTTACGACTTTTCTGGTGAAGATTATGAGATTGTAGAAACAGAAGTTGATGTTAATGGGTTTAGACAGTCAGGATATATAACATCTGCTGCCAGAGAAGGAACTTCATATCATCTCAAGTGGGACTCTTCAAAGAAAGAAGTAGTAGCAGATGATACCGCTAAGACTGCATGGGAACTTGCACAAGAATGGAAACGAATCAGAACAGAAAGAAACAGACTCCTTGCAGAAACCGATTGGGTAGTCATCAAGGCAAGAGAGAACGGAGGACAGGTTGCAGAGAAATGGAAGACCTATAGAGTCGGACTGAGAAATATACCCTCAACAGGAGCAGTATCACCATCAGAGTTGATCTTTGCAGATGCAAATGCATTGGGAGCAACCTACGATGGAACAGGTACAACCATTGAGAGGGGAGAGACATTTACACTTCCAGCGGCTGGAACTACGGCAGTCAGTAATGGTGCATTGAGACTAGAGGCTCTCAAAGGTAACTGTACGATTACAAACAATGGTAACAGTACACTCACGAATGCCTCTGGTGTAGATGGGACTATTGTTATGAGAAGTGGTGCTTCTGATTTTCCTGCATTTGTAAGGAACTCAAGTATGGGTTCTATGAGTACTCCTAGAAGAGACTCTTTTGACCTCATTGGGTCAATAATACAAGTCAAACACTATACATTTACATCAGCAAAGTCTTTTACTGGTCTTAATAGTGGTGTATACAGATGGATTACTGACAGTATAAAAGGGGGGTCAAGTGACTATATAACTTTTGATAATCCGATAAAGTCAGGTAATCACGTTTTACTATATTTTAATGCACCCATAACAACAGAAGGTACGGATCTTGAGTATTTAAAATTATTTATCAGAGAAGGTTCAGCTACAACGGATGGTATAAATGCAGGAGTAAATGTTTCTGGTCAAAGTGCTAACGGAATGACTGGTGCGACCATGTATTATAGTAGTGGATCTCAACATGGGACCAATTTTGGAACTATGTCATTTGCACATAAATTTGCACCAACAGCAGTTACAGGATCAACAGTAACAAATCCAAATTTATCAATAGTGTTAAGTGCAAAAGCTTATAGTAGTACTAATATAACAATACATATTGGTGGTCATCACTATAACACTTTAGCTATGGTAGAAGAGGGTTATCAAGTAACACTACAAGAGATACAAGTATAATGTCTTATTATAAAGCAATTTTAAGTTTAGTTCCTAATGCTGTTTTTGACATTGAAGGGGATGATTACGATAAAATAAAATGGTATGAAAGTAATAAAGAAAAACTACCTAGTAAATCTGAAGCAGATGCAGAGATAGTTAGGTTAGAAAAGGAATTTAAAGACACTCAGTACCAGCGTGACCGAGCTGAGGCTTACCCAGATCTCGCAGAACAATTTGACCTTCTCTGGCACGCAATAGACGATGGTAAGTTCAACGTAAAAAGTAAAGACACTGATTTCTACAAGAAGTTGAAAGCAGTCAAGGATGCAAATCCTAAACCAGAATAAATATTAGAAAAATAGGAAAACTATGGCAAATTTAATTATCAAACCAGCCAGTGCATCTGATTCACTCAAATTGCAGGATGGTGCTGGGGCTGATATAGTAACAGTAAGTACAAACAAGGTTGCATACGGAAAGGGAATCTCTGAGGAAGCTGTAACAGTCACTCAAGGTTCTGGGACTGTAACTCTTGATTTGGCACAAGGAAACTTTTTTGAGTTTACTCTGACAGAAAACGTAACAGGTTGGACATTCTCAAACCTTGCATCTTCTGGAACAGCATCTTCATGGATTATCAAAATTACTCAGCACGCATCAAGTGCTAAGACAGTTGCATACCCAGCTGCGGTTAAATGGTCAGGAGGTTACGATCATGTAATGTCAACTGGAACTGGTTCTATTGATATTGTCTCTATGTTCACTATAGATGGTGGAACAACAATTTACGCAAACATTGTAGGAAAGGCATTTGCATAATGTTAGCATCTAAAGGGTTTGCTGATACTGGTTTTATCACTCCTACTGGTCAAGCTGGAGGGGAGTATTATGTTGATTCAACTGGAAATAGGTTTTTTGTTTGTAAATTTACATCTACTACTGATCACTCTTTTACCATAAGACACCACACCTTTGTTGATTATCTGTTAATTGGTGGTGGAGCGTCTGGTGGAACTGGATCTGGAGCTGGTGGCGGTGGAGCTGGTGGGTTCTTAACTGGAGCTGGATTTAGTTTAGATGCTGGTGTATTTACAATGACAGTAGGAGCTGGGGGAGCAGCTCAAACTGGAGATACTGATAGTAATGGAAACCCTGGAGGAATTACTAAGATTACAAATAGTGGAGGAACAGTTGTAGCAGCTGTTCAAGGAGGTGGATCTGGTGGAAACGAAAACACTACAAGCACTTATGAAGATGGTAAGCCTGGAGGTTCAGGTGGTGGAGGTTGGGGTCATAATTCTAATGCAGGCTCAGCAGGTGCCGCAGTTACCTCTGGAGGAAATAATGTAATTCCAACTGGAGGAGCAATTTCTGCTTCTAATGGAGGAGCTGGCGGAAGTTCTTACTATGGTGGCGGTGGTGGAGGAGCTGGGGCCGTTGGATATGCTGGTGGAACTTCTGGTACAGCTAGTGTTGGTGGTGCAGGTAAAGCTGATATAATGGGATTAAATGCAGCTAACTCTACGATTTTATTAGCATTATCAAGTATAAATGCAGGAGTAGATTCAAGTGGAACTAGGTATTTAGCTGGTGGTGGTGGTGGCCACAGTCAAACAACAAATAGAAATCCAGCTGGTGGAGTCGGTGGAGGTGGTGCTGGTGGGTACTTTGGATCTGCTGGTTCAAATAATTCTGCCACTGCTGGCACCGCAAATACAGGTGGCGGTGGAGGAGGGGGTTATCAACAAGGCGGTATGGCTGGGGGTGGTTCTGGTATCATTATTCTACGTTTTAGGTTAAATTAACAATCAGAGAAATTCATGGCATTTTCAAAAGTAAAAGTAGGAGGACTTGCAGACGATTCAGTGACGGCTGCTAATATTGATGATGACGGAACTGGATATACTGTAGGTAATCTTACTAACTCTGGAACACTTCAACAAACAGGTCAGGTTACACTAGGAACTGGTAGTGGTTCTGGTGGAAATTGGACTCTTCCAACCTCAAGAGGAGCAAACGATAAGTACGTTCTTCAAATTAATGGAACTACAGGAGCAGCTGATTGGGCAGAGTCTTTGACTGCACCAGAAATCTCTGGACATAACTTTGATGTATCTGGGTCTACTGATGATGGTGGAATCAACCAATACGAAGCTCCATACGAATACACAGGAACTACCAACGCAACCACAACAATTTCTGCACTAAGTTCTACTACAGGTCTTCTTGCTGGTCAATATATTTCAGGTGCAGGAATTCCAGCAGATACTACAATTGTTTCTGTAAATTCTGGTGCAAGTACAATGGTAATCTCAAATGCGGTTACTGTAGCTGGAACACAAACTGGAGTTGCGCTTAAAATTCAAAAGACGCCTGGTGAGAAAAACGGAGGTAAGGTAACTCTTACAGGGACAAACTTTGGTGCAACCATAGGAGAAATTACAGTTGCAATTACGAATTCAGCTGGTGCTGTTATTGCAAATGCATCCTATCTTTCGGGACTCTCTAATGGAACTTCAGTTACTGCTGAGTGGACAGGAACAGAGGGTACTTACTCAACAGATCTTACGAGTTCTTATACTGGTTCTATTTACTTTAAGATGACCAAATCGGGTCTTTCTTCTAATGTTCACAATACAAATGCAACTCTAACATCTGATCCAGCAGTCACTGCTCTTTCTAGTTCATCTCAAACGGGAGGAGATGTTTTTACAGATCCTAGTGCAACTTCTTTAGGAGCTTATGGTTTTGGTAGAACCGCAGGAGGTGGTCAAGATAGTAACACAAAGGTACTGCTTAATTTTGACAGAACTGGTGGAACGGACTTTGAGGACAGTTCCAACATTGGGGGCGATGGTCATAAAGTCACGGCAAGCGGAAATGCAGTCATCAAAGCATCACCTTTTGGGGATGGGAAAACTGCGATTTTCTTTGATGGAACAGGTGACTATTTAACAATTGCTCAAAGTAGTGCCACAAACGCAGATTTTAATTTTGGGACATCCACAGATTACACAATAGAAGGCTGGTACAAGGCTACGACACGAACTCAGAATTATGCTGGTATTATAGGTACTTATTCAGCCTCAACTGCTGGTTATTCTTTAGGTTTAGTGCATCATAACTATACAACCGATGGTGCTACTCAATTTTCATTATGTTTAACAACTAATAATTTCACTAATGCTCTATTAAGTGGAGGTAGTGTATCAGCACGATTTGAGGAATGGATTCACTTTGCATTAGTGCGGTCAGGTAGTACAACCTCAATGTATATAAATGGAAAACTGGCAGATTCTACAACAACCTCTATTAATATGGCATCGTCTAGTGGTATGCGTATTGGCTCAAATGGTACGGACAATACAAGCGATGTAATGTATGGATACTTAGACGAAATCCGCATCGTCAAAGGTACTGCCGTTTACACAGAAGATTTCGATGTCCCAACCAGCCGACTAACAGCAATTACGAATACTAAGTTATTGATTCATAGTGAGCTTGGTGATGGAGGTGTTTTTTTAGGTAAAGCAGTCAAAAAAACAATGACTGTCACAAAAAGCACTGGGACAGTTTTTGGCACAAATAATGATGCTCAAACCTTAGTCAGTGGTAGTTATAGTCATAGTGAAAATTTCCATTTTACCACCTCTAACCCCAGCAATAATGGTTATTTTGAATTTGTCTGTGACAACGATAAATCCATTGTTATTAATGGTTTCCATTGGTATCAAAATCAAACAAACACACATGGTACATGGCAACTAAAAGCATCAAACAATACTGATTTTAGTTCGCCAGTTACCCTAATTAGTTCTTTGACTTTAGGTGGAACAAATGGACGTACTACCTACACAACTGACAGTGCAAACACGACTGCATATAAAAGATTTCGTTTAGAAAAAACGTCAGGGAGCGTTTCAAATAACCCATATTGCGAAGAACTAGAATTTTTTAATAACACCATTACCGATAGTTCTAGTTCTAGTCACACCATAACCCCAACAGGATCAGAACACTCACAAGGCCACAAAGGAATTGCCCCTGTTCTGACTTGGCCTGCAAGTCTGAAGAAGACTGGATCAAGTGGGGTTTATTTTGATGGTGATGGGGATTACCTAACAATATCATCTGGCCCAAATTTTAGTGGCGGTGCATATACCTATGAATGGTGGATGTATCCTCAGGCTAATCCTACTAACTCTATGTTAATTGATACTAGGGACAGCAGTAACACAGGCAACATGAGAATATGGGCTGATGCAAACGGCTCAGGAATGCAACTAATTGTTTATTATAGTGCTGCTACTTACCTGCAATTTAATAGTATTGTAATTCCATTAGATCAGTGGACTCATGTTGCTCTAGCATCGGATGGAACAGACATGAGGTGCTATATTAATGGTAAGTATGGTGGAAAAGGTACAAAACCATCTTCAGATAATGGTGGTGGAGGAGATATCCTTATTAGCCGAGTTTATACAGGATCACAATATTATTACAATGGTTATATTGATGGTTTTCGTATTCGTTCAGGTGCTATATCAACATCAGAAAATACTTCAAATTGGAGTAACGGATATTCCGAACCCACCAAAGTCTACGGAGCCTACGGACTAAGTAACCCAGATGTAGGAACAATTACACTGACTGCAACTGGAGATGGTGATTTCACATGGTCAGAAGTAGCAGGAGGAACTGCATTGCCTGGAACTCTGGCAGTGAGCTCTACTACACATTCTGGTTCTGGAAACTCAAGAACTCATACTGCAACAATTACAGGAACTCTTCCTGTTAATACTTCCACAACATATACAAATGGATTAAGATCTGATCTTGCAACTAACAATATTCTACTTAAAGTTCAGCATGATACAGATGCAACAAAAGCAGTTACTTTGAATGGTACTACAGGAATGGGTATCACTCAGAAGACATCTGAAAGACCTGTTCTGTTTAACGCACGAAGGTATATGGGGAATGGGACAAGAAGAGATATTAATGGCCTTGGGTTTAAGCCAGATTTTGTGTGGATTAAAAATAGGGATCTAGCGCAAAATCACATATTGTCTGACTCAGTTAGAGGTGCTACTAAAAGCATTTTTTCCAATGTAAGTAATCAAGAGGAAACCCACGCTCAAAGGGTTTTGTCGTTTAATAGTGATGGTGTAACGATAGGCACGAAAAACGATAACAATGAGGCTGATGATGGCATTATAGCATGGGCATGGAAAGCAGGAGGTGCGCCAACGGCAACAAATGATAATACTAGCGGAGCAATGGATGCCAACTCTGTTAGCGTGAATGACACGTTGCAATCTTCTTACACACCATCTGGAAGCCCTTCAATTTATCCTAAGAAAATGTCAGTCAACACGGCAGGAGGATTTAGTATTATACAGTATGCAAAAAATGCTACGGCTGGAGCTACAGTACCTCATGGTCTAAGTCAAGCACCTGAGATGATTATAGTTAAGGATTTAGGTGCTGATAATAATTGGATGGTTTACCATAAATATTCGGGGAACGGAAATACACACGATTCTGAAGATTATTACTTATCTCTTGATCAAACTATTGCAGCTACAGATAGCGATACAAGATGGAATGATACAGTACCTTCTAGTTCTGTAGTCACGTTAGGTGGAAGTGGTCATGTTAATGGGCCAGGTGGACCAGATTATATCATGTATTGCTGGCATAGCGTGACAGGTGTGAGTAAGTTTGGGACGTATCAAGGAAACAGTACCACGCAAACCATCACGACTGGTTTTAAACCTAGATTTGTAATGATTAAATCAAACACTGCGAGTGGTTCTTGGTCAATGTGGGACACTTTTAGAACAGCTTCAGGTAATTTAAAAGAGGTTTATGCAAATGGTAATAGTGTTGAACCAGCCTCAGCATCAAGCACTTTTACACTTACATCTGAAAACGATGGATTCAGGTTTACCAATCAAAGCCATGTAAGTTTAAATAACTCTAGTCACCACTATGTTTACATGGCATTTGCCTAAATCTCACCTCTAATCGTCAACCCTTATAAATATTTAAACATTTATGAGGGTTTAACATGGCGGTCATTTCAAATATATTCATTGATGCAGGAGCAGACTACAGTACAACTGTAACAGTTACAGATAGTACTGGTAGTGCTCTGGATCTTACAGGATACTCAGCTGCAGCTCAAATTCGTAAGACTTACGAATCCACAACTGCTACAGTCTCATTCACAATTGCATTCAATTCAGATCGAACTACAGGTAAGTTCGATATGTCTTTGACCTCTACACAAACAGGTTCAATCCCTCATGGAAGATATGTTTATGATGCACTCATAACTTCTGGTTCTGGAACAAAGACCAGAGTGGTTGAGGGAATAGTAACAGTTAATCCAAGGGTAACTCAGTAATGCCTATAACTGCACAAATAACAGATAATAACGCTAGTTCTATAAAAGGAACTTCAACAACCCCTGCAAATGTAGCGGCATCTACTTCTGTAGGTGTACAACCATCTATTACACGAATGGCGGTTCCTGGCGTCAGAGGTGCAGATGGAGATATTACTTGGCAGGGAACTTGGAGTTCTTCAACTACGTACACACAAAATAATGCAGTACAATATAATGGAAGTGCATACGTAGCACTTCAGGGTAATTCTAATGTTCGTCCAGACACAGATTCTACTGTATGGTCACTTATGGTTCAAAAAGGTGATACTGGAGATACAGGAGCAACTGGAGCAGTGGGACCAGCTGGTTCTACAGGAGCAACTGGAGCTACAGGTGCAACTGGAGCCACTGGACCTACAGGATTAACTGGTTCTCAAGGGCCTCAAGGACCACAAGGACCACAAGGAGATGCAGGAACAGCGGCAACAGTTCAAGTGGGGTCTGTTTCTGCAAGTGCAGCTGGTTCTAATCCTACAGTAACAAACTCTGGTTCTTCTACCGCAGCTGTTTTAAACTTCTCATTACCAAGAGGTGCAACTGGTCCTCAAGGAGCTCAAGGTGTTACTGGAGCCGCTGGAGCTCAAGGAGCAGACGGAGCTCAGGGTG